TGCAATGAAAGTAATAACAATAGACTTTGAAACCTACTACGACAAAAGCTACTCCCTATCTAAGCTAACGACTGAAGAGTACATACGGGACGAACGCTTTGAAGTGGTGGGGGTAGCGTTGCAGGTAGATGACGGCTTACCAGTTTGGTTCCACGGTGATGATGACCTAGCCACCGTATTCGCCACTTACGGTTGTGATAGTAGTGTGGTGGTAGCTCATAACGCGAAGTTTGACGGGGCCATATTAAGTTGGAAATACGGTATTAGACCTAAGAAACTGGTTGATACTTTATCCATGGCGAGGGCGCTGCACGGTACAGAAGTTGGCGGAAGCCTGAAGGCTTTGGCTGAGCATTACAAATTAGGTAAAAAAGGTACCGAGGTGCTCGACGCCAAGGGTAAGAAGTTATCTGACTTTACCCCCGATGAGTTAGCAGCATATGGAGAGTACTGCCGCAATGACGTCGCTTTGACCTACAACCTGTTTCGTGTGTTGATGGAGCAGAAATTCCCAACACGAGAACTTGACCTGATAGACCTTACATTGCGGATGTTTACTGAGCCTGTGCTACAGGTAAACAAGGACATACTGGAGCGGCACCTAAAGGACTTAGTGCAAGAGAAGGAAGAGTGGTTAGTTAAGGCACAGGTGGACCGAGAGAAGTTGATGAGCAACAAGCAGTTTGCTGAATTGTTAGTAGGGTTAGGTGTTGAGCCGCCGCTTAAGATAAGCCCTACCACGGGTAAGGAGACATTTGCTTTTGCCAAGACTGACGAAGGGTTCAAAGCATTACAAGATCACGACAACCCAATAGTGCAGACTCTTGTGGCGGCTAGGTTGGGCGTTAAGTCTACGTTAGAAGAGACAAGGACTAAACGTTTTATGGCAATAGCTGACCGGGGTAGATTACCTATCCCACTGAGGTACTACGCTGCCCATACAGGCAGATGGGGTGGGGACGACAAGATAAACATGCAGAATCTACCGAGGGAGTCTATCCTGAAGTACTCCATAATACCCCCGAACAGACATGTATTTATCGACTACGACTCTTCGCAGATTGAGGCTAGAACTCTGGCTTGGCTTGCCGATCAAAATGATCTGGTGGATGCATTTAAGGCCGGGGAGGACGTATATAAAATAATGGCTAGCGCAATATACGAAAAGCCCATTGAGGATATAAACAAAGACGAACGTTTCGTAGGTAAGACTACTATACTTGGGTGCGGATATGGCATGGGGGCCGACAGGTTTAAGGAGCAGCTGAAGACATTCGGGGTGGACTTAGCACTTAAGGAGTGCGAAAGAGTAATAGAGGTATATCGTAGTACGTACCCTAATATACCAAAGCTCTGGTACTCAGCGGGTAGAAAACTAAAGCAGATAATGAATAACAAGACCAGCAAGTTTGGTACTGGGGATGTTATAACGATAGACGGTGAATCTGGTATTTTGCTTCCGAACGGTATGCATATACGGTACCCGAATTTGACGGAAGTGGTAGACGAGAAGAAAAATAAAGAGATGCTATATGAAAGCAGAAGAGGCAAGTCCGTCATATCGACTAAAATATACGGTGGTAAGATGGTCGAGAACGTATGCCAAGCATTAGCTAGAATTATAATTGGTGACCAGTTACTCCTAGTGGCGAAGAAGTATAAAGTGGTGATGACTGTGCACGACGCTATTGGTTGTGTGGTACCGGAAGATAAAGCTGACGAAGCAATAGAATACATACAGCAAGCAATGCGTACAGTGCCTAGCTGGGCTAAAGGGTTACCGCTGGATTGCGAAGGTTCATATGGATACAGCTACGGAGAATGTAAGTAGGAGGGGACTATGGCTATAAAAGAAGACTACGAAATAGTTACACAGACTTCACCCGAGCTAGCCCACAGGTTGTTCGAGAGGGCGTTCGAGAGAAACAAGACAAGGCTGCTAAACGCAGTGATATCAGAAAACGTATCCTTGATAGGTAGGCTACTAATGCTGGAGACAAAGCATTACTTCAAAGAGGCTGCGGATAGGATACAGGACACAAAGAAGGAGAACGAGGATGTTGGTTGAATGTACTAAAGAAGAATATTTAAAGTACATGAAGGATGACCCTGTACGTAAAGATTTGTTTGATGACGATTCTGTAAGATTTACAGGTAACTTTAGAGTATTTGCCGAAGTAGACAAATCTGGTTTTGATACTGTGGTTAACGCTATTGTATGTGTGGTATTGAGCCCAGCAATTCCGGATAGTGAAGACGCCTTACGTTTTATACAGGAACTCGGTGAAGAACTTAACGAAGACTGGGAGAGCGATACAGGCACTAGTTTTGGTTTGGTACTCTGTCCGTACTCTTTGTGGTCATATAACAAAGGGGCAGGTAGGCGGTTGATAAATAATTTGTTGGAAGCTGTACCTGTAATGTACCCAAATGTACAGGGACTAATAACCATGTCGCCTAAAACTGATATGGCTATGAAATTTCATTTAGGTAACGGCGCTGAGATTATGGGAGTAAACCCAGAAACGATTAATTATGTTTACGACCTTTCAGACAATGAAGTTAGGGTGCATTGAAATCAAGGTAAGTATAAATGAGCAAAGTTAAGATAGAGCTTGATGACAAAGAAGTCATAGAAGAAGTTATAAATACTTTAGAACGCCTAAAGAGAATAGAAGACTCCCTTGAAGTAATTAAGATATACATAGAAGAGTTAAAGGGTGACGACTGTGACTGACGATTTGACAACTAAACCATGCAGATGTGGTGGTGTGAAAAAGCAACTACTTAACTTTATATCCCCTGAAGGCACAGACTTATCTGTACCTGTACGCGCTGGCTGGTATTGTGAAAGCTGTGGGGAGTTTGAGAAAGCCATACTGAGAGAGCGGGTTGTTGCAGGTATGACCGAGAAAGACTTGGAGAAGCGAGATGGAAAAGAAGATCAGTAATTCTCTCAGCAGGGTAAAGAACAAGCAATCCGACAGAGATAGGATAGCTGAAGACATAAAAAAATATTTAGCCGAGGGTGGGACTATACAGAAAATACCCACCGGGCACAGTAGTGAAACAAACGGACTACGTACACGAAGGCAATTCAACGATACGAGATTTAAGGAATATATTGAATGAATGCGTGGTCTTACAGCAGCATAAAAACTTTTGAGCAGTGCCCCAAAAAGTACTACCACTTAAAGGTCCTAAAAGATGTTAAGGATGTCGGTAGCGCGGCTAGCATATATGGGAACATGGTGCACAAGGCTGCTGAAGACTATATTAAAGACGGAACAGAAATACCCGAAAAGTATGCCTTTTTGCGTCCTGTAGTAGAAGCATTTGAAAAGATACCGGGCGATAAACATTGTGAATTACGTCTTGGCGTAGCTTTCGACGGAGAGAATTATGCCCCCACTACTTTTTTCGGGAAGGACGTGTGGTGGCGGGGCATCATTGACTTGTTAATAGTTGATGGAGAAAAAGCATACATTATTGATTACAAGACTGGTAAGAACGTTAAGTACGCAGATACTAAACAACTAGACTTGATGGCCGGTGCAGTGTTCATCCACTACCCAGAAGTAGAAACTATAAAATCCGCGTTGGCTTTTGTTGTTACCAATGACTTTATAAAGAAAGATCACAAGAAGGAATTAGCATTATCGTATATGAATACTTTTGACCCGCTACTAGTTAGGTTAGTAGCTGCAGAAGAGAACAATGTATGGAACGCAGTAAGCAGTCCACTATGTGCATACTGTCCGGTTACTAAATGCGAGCACAACAGGGGGAGATGATGAAGAGTAAACGAGATTACAAAGCTGAATACGATAAATACCAAGGCACCGAAGAGCAAAAGAAAAAACGTGCTCAACGCAACGCTGCCAGACGAAAGGCAATGGCTGCGGGTAAAGTTAGTAAGGGTGACGGGAAGGACGTAGCCCACAAAAAAGCTATGGATAAAGGGGGTAAAAACTCTGATGGTACTAGAGTAGAGTCAGCTTCCCGCAATCGGTCTTTTAAACGGGACTCCAAGGGTAACTTGGTTTCTGAAACTAGCAAAAGAGAACGGAAGAAATAAAACATAAATGAAAATAATAGACGACACAGCTATAGTTGTAAAAACAAAACGTCCTCATTTAGTAACTGAGGCTACAGAGAACGTGAAGATTGTATCCGAGCAGTCCGGTATGTACGAAGTTGCTGTTAAATGGGATTTAGAAGGTGCCCAAGCACTAGCTAAGCTAGGTGTAAAAAAAGTGCCTTCCCCCATACTTCGGGACTACACATGGACAGGCAGGCACACGCCATTTGAGCACCAAAAGACCACATCTTCTTTTCTGACACTGTACAAAAAAGCGTTTTGTTTTAACGAGGCCGGGACTGGGAAGACGGCATCCGTCATCTGGGCTTGTGACTACTTAATGAAGAAAGGACTTGTTAACAGGGTGCTGGTTATATGCCCCCTGTCTATTATGAAGTCCGCATGGCAAGCAGATTTGTTTAAGTTTGCTATGCACCGTGGTTGCTCCATTGCCCATGGTACTTCTAAAGTTAGACGTAAGGTAATAGCTGCAGGCGCAGAGTTCGTCATAATAAACTTCGACGGTGTTGCTGTGGTTAAAGATGAGATAATGAACGGCGGGTTTGACATGATAGTAGTTGACGAAGCCTCCGCATATAAAAACCAACAAACTAATCGCTGGAAGGTTCTACGGGACCTAGCGGCCAAAAGCGAATGGTTGTGGATGCTTACTGGAACCCCAGCTGCACAATCTCCGTTAGACGCATATGGACTGGCGAAACTCGTAAATCCAAATAACACCCCTAAATATTTCGGCCAATACCGCGACATGGTTATGTATAGGGCTACACAGTGGAAATGGATGCCAAAACGAGGGTCGGATAAAACGGTACATAATTTACTGCAACCGGCCATACGTTTTGAGAAAGACCAATGCCTAGATTTGCCAGACGTTATGTATTCTGACCGCGATGCCCCACTGACTAAACAACAAGAAAAGTACTATAAACTTCTTAAGCAACAAATGGTTATAGAAGCTGACGGCGAGCAAGTTACCTCTGTAAATGCAGCCACTAATATCAACAAGCTATTACAAATATCTGGTGGTGCCGTGTACACCGATGAGAGGTCAGTTATTGAGTTCGACGTAAGTAATAGATTAAACGTGGTACTGGAAGCAATCGAAGAGGCAACTAACAAGGTACTCGTGTTTGTACCTTTTACTCACACTATAGAGTTGCTAAAAGAGTTCCTGACCAAGAACAAAATAACCAGTGAGATAATTTCTGGGAAGGTATCGCTAAATAACCGAAGTCAGATATTTGATGACTTCCAAACCAAAGAAGACCCAAGGGTATTAATCATTCAACCGCAAGCAGCATCTCATGGTCTTACACTTACTGCAGCAGATACAGTAATTTGGTATGCGCCAGTTACCAGTGTTGAAACTTACCTACAGGCAAATGCTCGGATTAACCGGCCCGGACAAAAAAACAACATGAATATCGTGCATATACGGGGTAGCGAGGTCGAGACAAAACTATACAACATGCTACGGTCCAACATAATAAATCACAACATGATTGTGAATCTGTATCGGGAAGAAGTAATAGGATAAAAAATTTCAATGCCTACTTTACAATGTCAAACTATGTGGTAGACTACTCGTCCGCTTTAAGCAAACATAGAATGTGAGGACTAAATGGGACAAGAACAAACAGCCGATAAACTTGTGTCGGCATATATAAATTTACGTAACGCCATACGTGATAAAGACGATGAAATAAGAGAGCTGAAAGAAAAGCAGACTTACATATCTGAGAAACTGATGGAGCTTTTTGCTGACCAAAATCTGGACAGTGTGAGGACCCCTTACGGGACTGCTACTAGGCGCGTTCAATCCACGTACTGGACCAGCGATTGGGAGTCTATGCACAACTTCATACGAGACAACGACGCTTTTCATTTGCTCGAAAAACGAATCCATAACGGGAACATGCGAGAGTTTCTAGAGGATAACCCCGATAAACTGCCAGTAGGACTGCAGTCAAACAACAAGTACGTTATATCTGTACGTAAACCAACTAAATAATATTAGGAGCTAGTTAAATATGGCTAATGAAGTATCTATTTTCACCCAACAGACTGAAGTATCTAGGGTAGAACGAAAGACCGCATTGGGCGAATTGCTCAAAGATGGTATAGGCAGTTCTCATCGAAGGATTCAGGCTAACACCAACGGTACATTTAAGAAGATTGTCGGTGGGGAGCAGGTTGGTGATTCAATACGTGGCGAGTTTAACGCCATAGTAGTAGGTATGCTTAAGCAAGTATCTCGTATCTACTACAAAGAAAAATTTGACCCGAAGAAAGAGGCTACTTTGCCTAACTGCTGGTCGAACGAGGGTATTGCACCTGAAAAAAATGCGCCTGACCCACAGGCTTCTAGCTGTGCTACATGCGAGAATAACATTGCTGGCTCGGGAGAAACCGGGGGTAAAGCCTGCAGATTCCAACGTCGAATATCAATCATGCTTGAGGGTGATACCTCGGGCAACATATATCAGTTCAACATACCTGCTAAGTCTTTGTTTGGTAAAGGTTCTGGTAATGTGCATCCGTTTGAAAGCTACGTTAAGTTCCTCGGTTCAAATGGTTTGACCCCTGACCTTGTGGTAACCACTATAAGTTTCGACAACGATGCTGACACTATGGAGTTAAAGTTTAGCCCGCTTAGAGAGATAAACGACGATGAGTACGAATTGGTACTTGCTGCTCAGAAACGCCCTGAGACTTCTATGTATACCAAAATAACCGTAGCTCAGACAGATGGTGTCACTAAGCAACCGGTCAGTAACGAAGTTATTGAAGAAGACGAAGCTGATGAAGAGGAGGAAATAGCGGAAGAATCCCCCAAGAAGAGGACTAAGAAGAAGCAAGCCGAACCCACCGTAGATAAAGAAATGGCTTCTGTAATCAGCGAATGGGCATCTGAAGACTAATGAGCTATGGGTACAGTGTAAAATTAGTCAGCCTTAACCACTCTGCCGACGGACGCTTACTAGGTGTTCGTTTAGGCAGAGTGTGCATAGACCGCGACATCCCTGTTGCCGAAATTGCTGCTGATTTAGGAGTTACTAGACAGACTGTTTACAACTGGTTTGTTGGGTACTCTACACCACATCATTCTCTGTCTAACAGAGTAGAAAAACTAATAAAACGTCTACAAAAGTAGGTACAACTTATGGACTTAATAGGATCAGTCCGTCCTGAAGGTGGGTGGTACGCTCTGCTCGCTATAAAGGATAGAAAAATAGTCCGCCAAATACTTTTTGAAACGCGCTCCGAGTTCGATGAAAAAGCTAAATCTCTTTGTGACGATGGGTGGGATGTCTACTTTGGGTTAGGTAAGTTTAAGGACGGGGACGAAGGGCGGGTTGCGAACAATGTAAGCCACATGAAGGCTTTCTTCGTGGATATTGACTGCGGGGAAACCAAGGCGATAGTCAACGAACAGACTGGGCGGCCTGACGGGTATGCAACTCAAGTAGACGGGTTAAACGCACTTAATGCGTTCTGTGCGGATACTGGGTTACCCATACCAACAATAGTTAACTCTGGCAACGGTGTCCATGCCTACTGGCCTTTGGATAAAGAAGTAACTAGGGAAGAGTGGAAGCCTATTGCCGAGACTTTCAAAAAGCTAATAGCGGATAAAGAATTCTATACTGACCCGGCAGTTCCGGCAGATGCAGCTAGGGTACTACGGATACCCGGCACCTATAACTTCAGGTACGGCAAAAAAGAAGTATTGGTTAAGCACGAGCTCGCCCCCATAAGTATAGAAGAGTTTAGTAGCAAGATAGGGTATGACGCCGAGAAGCAAAAGGAGAAGCCCAAAAAGCGAGTAAGTCCTCTGGCTGAATTACTGAAAGACAATTTGGACTCTAGTTTCTCCAAGATAATTGTTCGGTCAGCCAAGGGCAACGGTTGTGCTCAGTTACTCGACTGCTATCAGAATAGGGAAACACTTTCGGAACCGCGTTGGTTCAATGCCTTGTCGATAGCTAAAACTTGCGTAGACAGAAACACAGCGATACACAAACTATCTGAGGGGCATCCCGATTACGATTATGAACTAGTCGAGCAGAAAGCTAACCACATAAAGGGTCCGCATCCCTGCACGGCTTTTGAAGAGAACAACCCCGGAGGTTGTGACGGGTGCCCACACAAGGGGAAGATAACCAATCCGTTAGTTTTAGGTAAGCAAGCCAATACACCTACTGAAGTAGAAGTAGTAATACAACAAGACAAACGGTCTACTGAACAAGAGGAGGAAGAAGAGCAATACTGGTTAGATTCGGGTCCGGAAGTAGTAAAAATACCCCCTTACCCATGGCCTTTCACTAGGGGCAAAAATGGAGGGATATACTTTTCCGACCCAGAGGACGAAGACTCTATACCGAAACTTATCTACGAACGTGACTTATATGTAGTTAAGAGGATGGTGGACATAACCCACGGGGACTGTTTGGTGTTGCGCTTGATACTACCAAAGGACGGTCTTCGAGAATTTATATTAAGTAATATGGACTTGGTTGATAAGTCAGAGCTAAGGAAAAAGTTAGCAAGCCAAGGAGTTATGTTGACCGACGAAAGAAAATTTCCATATTTAGCGAAGTATTTAAACGCCTCAGTACTGGGGTTGCAAGAGGAGAAAGCAGAAATGATGAGACCGCAATTTGGATGGGCAGATGGAGACAGGGTTTTTGTTATAGGAGATCGAGAGATAGCTCACGACGGGGTATCCCATTCCCCACCGTCTCCCACTAACGAAGTCCTATCAGGATACATGCAACCTAAAGGCACGTTTAAAGAATGGAAGCAAGTTTTTGACCTGTATGGGCTAGAAGGTATGGAGCCAGAGGCATTTGCCGCATTAACTGCATTCGGTGCACCATTGTTTAAATTTACCGGACATAGTGGCGCGTTGATTAACTTGATTTCCTCCGAGTCCGGTACAGGTAAAACTACAATCCTACGTATGATAGCCAGTGTATACGGCCACCCCAAACTACTCTGCGCTTCTTTTAATGACACAATGGCGGCCAAAATGCACCAGTTAGGCACAATGAACAACATCTGTGTATCGTTTGACGAGATCACCAACATGGATGCCAAATCGTTTAGCCACTTATGTTACGCCGTATCTCAAGGAAGAGGGGCTCACCGTATGGAAGGGGCTACTAACAAACTAAGAAATAACAACACCACATGGCAAAATATATGTGCGGCTAGCTCAAACGCATCGTTCTTTGAAAAGTTATCCAGCATAAAGAACAAGCCGGAAGGCGAAATGATGCGCTTGTTTGAGTACGAAATCGAACCCAAAGACATACTAGCCAAAGAGGAAGCTAGAAATTTATTCGACCACCAGCTCCTTGAGAACTATGGTCATGCTGGGCTACGGTATATGATGTGGGTCGTACCTAACTTAGACATAGCTAAATCGTACATAAAAGATGCCCAGAACAGACTAGATTCGTACATTGGTCTTAATTCCAGCGAACGATTTTGGTCTGCTATAGTCGCGTGTAATATTGCTGGTGGGGTCATAGCAAAGGACTTAGGTTTAATTGACTGGGACATTAAAAGACTATTTTTCTGGGCTGTGGACCAAATAAAGAAGATGCGCCAACAGACCGCACCACCTACTCAAGATGTTATGCAGGTAGTGTATGACTATCTTCTGCGAAATCAGGATAAGATACTGGTTGTAGATGACGGCGTAGATAACCGGACCAAGAGACCTTCCGCGCCTAGGATAGAACCTAGAGGGCAGTTGGTTGCTCGTATAGAACCGGACACGGAGCATTTGTGGTTGCTATCCGCTGCGTTTAAGAAGGACTGCATTACTATGCAGGAAAGTTACTCTAAGACATTAGACAGACTAAAAGCATCCGGCAGATTTGTAGAGACTAAACCCAAGCGATTGTCTAAAGGTATGACTACTGACATCGGTATAGGCGTAGTTCAGTCTTTGTGTATAGATATCTCTGGAAGCTCGATACTTAACAGCACGTTGCTTGACCCAGAAGACTCAGATGAAAGTAGAGAAGATTAACTACGAAATAGAATGGAAGAAGTTTAGGAAGGGTTATTCTTTCTTTATACCATGCCTCAATCCCCAAGCCTCTCTTACAGATATTAAAGCAGAACTAAAGAGATTTCGTTACAAAGTAGTGTATCGAGTAGTAATAGAGGACGGGGTGCGAGGCGTTCGTATATGGCGAATTTAACTATTTAACCAAAAAAGGACGCCAGCTATCGGGCACGGCAAGGCCATCTATTGCCTCTATCCTAGATTCCATTCGCCCCTCGAAAGAACGTTTCAAAGTAGAGTTTGAAATATACTCGGGGAAATTTTCTTTGTTAAATTCTATAATATCATCCAATATATCATTTATTTTATTTTTAATTTTTTCGTCGCTAGGAGACTTATATAAGTCATCCATAGCTTTGTAATATTTCGTTAGCAGATCGCTGCGTTCCTTCCTAACTTTAGTTATGACTCTTCCAGCAAGTATAGACTCTTTTTGTCTTTCCGCTATTTCGGTATTTTGGAAGCCCAAAGCCCTACCTAAATTTTTACCCCAAGTATAAAATTCGGCATCTTCTATTGGATAACCTTGCCTAGTTTCATAGCCCTCTGTTTCTTCTCGATAGGCGTTTATCAGTCCTCTGAACATGGCGGGGGAAAATGCAGCTAGTGCCCGGTTGTATTCCCCGTCGTTTAAATCATTGACCCCCCTAGCGATCTGTTGCATACCCCCAAGGAGAGGACCTCCTAACCGCATAACTGTGTCGTTAACAAACTGTTCCGCGTCATCTACAGGCTTATCCTCTCTGAACCACAACCCATCTAACGATAAACCAGAACCTATATTCAAACCTGTAAGGGCGGATATAGGACCCATCTCAACTGCTCTCTCCATAACTTCTGCTTGAGCTTCGCTAAGTCCGAGAAAATCTGCCATGTTACTACCGTTACCGAACCACTTCGGCATAAAGACTGTTCTAAACCACAAATCAGGACTAGAGTCGGTAAGAGGGTTAGCTGGTTCATCTTCGTCATCCATGGCGTCCGATGCAGCCTTCAGCGCTCCGACTATAAAAGAATAAAGAGGCATCCCCACAGCCCCTGCGTATAGTCCAGTAATTAAAAGAGTGGCAGATAATTGCTCTAGAGCTTGTCTTCTGACTCCCTCATCTTTATGTTTACGGACTGCATTGGCTAAGTTACGTACCAAATAGGAAGTCATTTGCAATGGATAAGTAGTAAACTGAGTAGCTATTCTTAGTCCGGGGGTTTTTGCCAGCCTAGCTTTATTAAACTGCGAATAGTCAAATAATCCCTCGTAGGTAAGTTCCCAAGCAGCCTTTAGGGCTATATCGTATGCCGACTTTTCGCTGAAAACATAACCCAAAGCCTTCTCGTATGCCAACTCAAAAGTAGACATAGCCATAATTTCTCTTGAGAGTCTTTCAGAATTGGTAAACGCACCCTCCATAGTCCGCGCTACTAGCCCCAAAGCCTTTTGCGTAGTCGTAGCTTTAATAGTTGGTTGTCTTCCCCTACCTAAAAGATCAGTAATATAACCTGTACTAAAAATTCCACGATTATCCAATTCGGTAAACGCTTTCTTTAGGGCTTTGGAATGCTTATGGTTTTTTATTCTTTTGCCTTCCCCTATGCTGGGCCATCCCCATTCTGTTTGGACATCACCGTTGGCGTCTACAGTGCTTTTAGCTGGGCTCAGCGACTCATATATTTTCATGTAATCTTTGGCTACACGTAGTGTATTAGCTCTTCCGTATCGTGTAGCAAGAATTGGCAATCCGGTAGTCTGCAACTGCGTAAGCTGTATTATTGCAGTCCTTGGAGCAGTCATCATGTAATAGAAAACACCTTTAGTACCCAACGAAGATAGTTTATCTAAAGGGCTATCGGGGCTGTAATCGAACTCTTGCTTGACCCTTTTTTCTATCTCGTCTATGAAAGGCTCAACGCTTATACCAAATTTAAGTTTGCCCCCTTTTGCTGCAGCTCTAGCTTCTTGTAATTTTAATTCTGTAGGACGTTTATATTTCAAACGAGTAAGCTCATTTACCGTCGTGGTTTGAGTGGTTAGGTAGTTTCTTAGGGGGTCAGTGTTAAATCCTGCTGTTCCCTGACGCTGTAGATATCTTTTCCTAGAAGAGCCTCCCGGTAAAGTAAGAAGGTACAGGTTAAAGATTGACTCTTTTAATTCTTCTTGTATTTCTGCTTTGTCTGTACCTTTAGCTTTGTCTACTAAATCATATAGCTGCTTAGTCATTTTTGAAGCAGCATCAGAACCTTGGAAATCTTTTCGGAAATTTTCTGTGCCTTTACCGTAGTCTAAAATCTCGTCCTGCCTTAGCTCTTCTATGCTTCGGCCTTTCTCTTTGGCTATAGTCCGTAGGAACGCATCTCGGGCAAATACACTTTCAAACATATGGAACTCTACGTCAGCGCTTTTCTTGCTACCTACACGCACCCATAAATCTCCATAGCGCACTAACGGGAAATAGACCTGTATACCTTTTGCTTTTTTATAGTCGTCGTCCAACTTATCTAAAAGTTGTTTCTCGTCTGCCGGCTCTAACTCCAATGCTTTAGTATTTTCACGTAGCAATTCAAAGCGTCTATCTAAGTCCAATTCATACTGCTGCTTTAACTCCTCGAACATTTTATGGCCTTCCGGACCATAACTACCTGATTTATTCCAAGCCTTATAGACTATATCCAATTCTTTCTTACGTTTAGTAATCTGACCTTTAACGTTTCCTTTATTCCCCTTAAAGTTTGGATCGTTTAGTTTTGCAGTTAGCTCTTTTATCTTAGCGTCATTGGTATACGCAGCGTTTAAATTTTTGTGTAGAGTTGGGTCAACACCTACTAAAGTAGACAGATAAATAACATCAGACGCGGCCAGATAAGCATCTTTATTTTTCTTAGCCCAGCTAGCAAACTTCATGTAAGTGTCACGTACAAAGGACAGTCTTTTATTGCTATCTTGATCTGCTTCATAGATCATATCAGACACTTCTTTCAGCTTAGGTGCTTTATTACCCACCCACCGGAGTATGTCTCTTGTAGTCAAAGCGCCTAACCCTATTTGAGCTTTATTCCCCGCTATTTTCCATAAAGACTCAAGGAATGCATCCCTTTGCTCTTTACCACGGAACATATCAGTCATTTCACTAGCGGCGTCTAAAGCATCAGCTCCAGTTTTCGACTGCGCTAATTTCTTTTCGCTTCTGTTTTGGTTTTGTGTTTTTTCTCTGGCTGCCGATACTGCAACATTAACGGCTGGTAGCTCATTTAATTTCTTTGTAGTGTCTAGCAACCCATCAACAAGGATAATAAGTTGATCAAACGCACCCGCTCTAGTATCTGGTAGGTTAAACAGCTTGCGTACAGAGGCTACAAATTGACTCAACGCATTTAGCATCTTGGGGAAATTGCTCCAAGAATAGTATCCGTTGGATATCGCTCGTTTTCCAAACAGCACTTTCTGCATTTCAGAATGACTAATGCCGTAACTTACAAACTCTCGGAGGTCATTAAACACCCCCATCTCGTTAAACTTTATTTCAGCATCTGTCGCAGTGCCTTCCGTTATTTTTCTTCGCACTTCTTGTTTTACATCTAACTTTAAATCATAGAGGGCTTTTATTATTTGTCGTTGTTTACCTGTCAACTTACTTTGCTCGGCAGGTACTCTGTTTAAAATTTCTTCCTCGTAAGTTGTTATCAGGCGGACAGTAGCGGCATGGGTTGCTTCGTGTAGGAAAGTTATATTATCTACTCCGCCATCTACTACGTTGATATATATAGTTTGTGTCGAGTCGTCATATACTGCAGCAGAAGTTTCAGCCCCCCTAATAAACTCCTCTCTAGCTATGCCATCTGGTATGTCATCGGGCTTTGTTACTCGCTTTATTGTTACTTTGAACCCACTTAACGCAGCGGCAAGTCTGGTAGCAAGTAGTTTCTCGAAGTCGTTACCTTTTTCTTTTATGTTACTTAAAGCACCCTGTAATGTCCTAGCAGCAAGTAGGTATTCATTTAGCGGTCCCTTAACTTTTGGTTTATCCGACACTCCCAGTTCAGCTTCTTTTCTTGTCTTACGTAGCCTTTTAGCTTCTTTCAACTCTTCGGAAGTTACGGAAGGATCATTTAGCGTTTTGTTTGCCAGCTTCCAAGCCGTAGCTCTTTTATCTCTGGCATCTTTTATTTCTAATGCTGTAGCCAACGCACTTATTCTACGGTTGCTATCTATAACGCTCTGCTTTTCAAAGTTAGTTACTACGCCGACTTTTGCGTTAAGTTTTTCTAAAGATTTTTTTAGAGCTTCTTTTTTCTCTTTGTTTTTATTTCTCTCTTCTACTAAGGCTGCTCTTTTTATAGAAGTACCGATAGCACCGACAATCTTTTCTTCTGCTCGTTTTATTTCGGTTTCTAAATCGCTAATTTGTTTGTTAAGTTCTCTTCGTCTAGCTACATCCCGTGCATCAGCAACGGTAGCCGCTGTAGGTTCAGGTACAACTTTTGCTTTAATGGCAGTAGACAATTTTTCTGCTAAAGTGGCGTCTCTTTTAGCTGCTCCCTTGTCAGTTTCGTCATCATTTGAAGGATCGCGAATAAACTCATCGTCGAAACTTTGTTCTCGTTCTACGCTCTCTGCTTCAGCCTCTGGTTTGGTTAGGGTTTCTGGCGTTCGCCCCCCCTCATCTCCTACAGTGGTAGGTATACGAGCCCCAAATGCTATATCCTTCTCGTTCCTCTCTACAAATCTAGGTTGTCTACCCCCGGTATCCTCTTGTTCTGGTGTTACCGTAGATTCAGGAGGCAACCTTCTTCTTGCGGCATTACTGACTCTGGAGATTGGACTACCAGCAGCAACTTCTAACTTCGAGTCTATATCCCTCTTTATTTTTTCTAATGGCGCACTCATAAAGTCCGGAGCGGGTATAGAGTCTACTTCCCCCTGCAGATCACCCGTAAAGGAAATAGTTTTTGTCTTTTCATCCCACTCTAACCCCACTTTACCTTGTGGGTACTCGGTTCTTATGTATGACTCTAAACTGTTTTTTCTTTTTTGTTCAGGACTACTAGGTTCTACGCCGGAATCAGCAATGAATTTATTTATATTATCTTTTACAGTCTGCTCTACTCTCGGTCTAGCCGCATAATCAGAAAGCTCATCAATAAGTTTTTGAGAATCTAGTCCTAGTTGTTTAGCTCTTGTACGAACTGCAGCAGTACGGCCTATTCCCAACCCATCAAAAAATGCCTTATCTGCTACTCTTTCGGGTTCAGCGACTTCCTCAATCTCTACTGGTGCCTTACCTTCAGGAGCAAACAATTTAAGTTGGGATTCACTGGCTTTTCCAGCTTCTTGCGCTTCTGCGTCAGCATCCACATTTGATGCTTCTGATACGTCTGTAGTAATATTTTTCGGCACCCCACCCCGTGGACCAAACAAACGTATTTGCTCTCGTAATACACTTAAAGGACTTTCTTTGAGCTCTCTTTCTTTTTCTATTTCAGCTTTTCTTAGCTCGTATTCCTCTTTTAACCGGGCGTACTGCGCCGTAGCCCGGTTCATGTAATTTTCCCCACTTATACCCAAATCTGGCGCAGGAGTAACTACTT